TGAAGCTCGGGCGCTGGATCCCCCGGGAGAAGGTGGACCGGCCGGCGGCCGTGGCCTATCACCTGCCGAGCTGGTATTCGCCCTTCGTGTCGCTCTCGGACGTGGCGGCCTCGTTTCTCCAGGGGCTCGACGACCCGTCGAAGCTCATGGTCTTCATGACCCAGCACAAGGCCGAGCCCTGGAAGCAGGTCATCGAGAAGGTCGAGGACAACGAGGTCCTGAAGCACCGCACGGATCTGCCGTCGGGCGTCGTCCCGAAGTGGGCGATCGCGCTGACCGCCGGCATCGACATGCAGAAGGATCACTTCCCCTTCGTCGTGAGGGCCTGGGACGAGGAGCTCAACAGCCACCTGGTGCAGTACGGCTACCTCTCGACGTGGGCCGACCTCGAGGCGCTGCTCTTCGAGACCCGCTACCCCGTCGAGGGATCGGAGGCCACGATGGGGCTTTTCAGGGCCGGCCTGGATACAGGGGGCGGGGCGCCGGAAGGGGGCGGGGAGTGGACACGGACGGAAGAGGCCTACCAGTGGCTGCGCAAGCACACGGCCCGCCGGCTCGTCTTCGGGACGAAGGGCTCCTCGAGGCCGAACATCGCCGGCAAGCGGATCCAGTTCCGCGTGATCGACAAGATGGACCGGGGCAACCGCAAGATCCCCGGGGGCCTCGAGCTGCGGTTCCTGGATACGGCGCAGTACAAGAACCTGATCCACTGGCGGCTCTCGCGGGGCAAGGAAGAGAGCCAGCGCTTCGGCCTGCACGGAGAGACGGGGATCGACTACGCCCAGCAGCTGCTGGCCGAGGAGCTCAGGCGGGACCGCCGCGGGCGCGTCGAGTGGAAGCAGGTCCGGAAGGCGAACCACTTCCTGGACTGCGAGGTCATCGCGGCGGCCTGCGCCGACAGCGAGTGGCTGCCGTCGATCAAGATGCTGGCCCAGGGGCTGACGCAGAGGGCCCAGGGACGAAGGGTTATTAACGCGGGAATCAACGTCGGCAGGGAGGAGAGGCGATGAGCATGGAGCAGAACCAGAAGGTCATCTTCGGCCGGGACGAGATCTGCAAGGCCTACGGGTTCGGGAAGCAGACTTTCTACTGGCTGCTCGAGAAGGATGCGCCCATCAAGCGGATGGGGGGCCGGTACTGTGTCCACCGCGAGAGCCTCGACCAGTTTATCCTGCTGATGACCATTGAAGCCTCCCCGGAGAAAAAGAGGAAAAAAGCAGCCCGATAAAACCCCTGTCAACGGATTTGTTTGTCCGTATTTGTCCGCCCGCGGCCGTAAACGTCCGTGGGCGTCCTTTTCCCGTCCCGCCGAAAATCCCGTGTTAGCCTGCTCCCGAACAGCTCATCTACCTCTCTCCTGCGGGGAGGGGCCCGACCGGAACCGGGCCTCTCCCCCTTAAAAAGGGACGCATGGCGGGAATTACACTGGCCCAGGCCGAAGCACAGCTCACCCTCTGGCTCGCAGCCGACACGGCAGTCGCTACGGGCCAGGCCTACACGATCGGCGGCCGATCCCTCACCCGCACCAACGCCAAGGAGATCCGCGAGAACATCATCTTCTGGGACTCCCAGGTGAAGCGGTTGGCGACCGAGGCCTCCGCGGCCGGCAGCGGCATCAAGATCAGGGGGGCAACTCCCGTATGAAAGAGATCACCGTGCGCGGCAGAACGATCCGCGAAAACGTCGTCGACCGGGTAGTCAGCTTCTTCGACCCGTCCCGGGGCCTCAAGCGCCTGCACTCGCGGGCCGTCATGGCCGTGGCGGGCAGCTGGATCGGCGCCTCGTACTCGCGCCGGCAGACCTCGCAGTGGAAACCCTGGGCGTGGGATGCCGACACGGACATCGTCTTCGATCTCAACACCCTGCGCTCGCGCTCGCGGGATCTCGTGCGCTCGAACCCCATCGCCCGCGGCGCCGTCGAGACAAACCTCGTCAACGTCGTCGGCCCCGGCCTTTCGCTACAGTCCCGCATCAACCGCGACATCCTGAACCTCACCGACGACCAGGCCGATGCCTGGGAGAGCGCCGTCGAGCTCGAGTGGAAGCTCTTCTTCGAGAGCCGCGAGGCCGACTGCGCCCGGATCCTCTCTGGCCCCGAGATCGCAAATCTCGTCTTCCGCTCCACCCTGGAGAGCGGCGACGCCTTCACGAACCTGCCCCGCTTCAAGCGCGGCATGACGCCCTACCAGCTGCGCCTCCAGGTCATCGAGGCCGACCGGGTGAACAACGAGGACGGCAGGGCAGACAGCCTGAAGCTCGTCCAGGGCGTCGAGAAGGACGACAACGGGGCGCCTATTCGCTACCACGTCCAGGACCAGCACCCGGGGATGATGCTGCCAGGTGCGGCCCGGACCCGCACCTGGCAGAAGATCGACGCCTGGGGGCCCCGCACGGGCCTGCCGAACATCCTGCACCACTACCGACCCACGCGGCCCGGCCAGACGCGCGGCGTCCCGTATCTCGCGCCCGTCATCGAGCAGCTCAAGATGATCGACCGCTACTCCGAGGCCGAGCTCATGGCGGCCGTCGTCTCGGCCATGTTCACCGTCTTCATCAAGAGCCAGTCGGGCGAGTTCCCGGCCCCCATGCAGCCGACGACCGAGACCGGCGGCACATCGACGGACACGGACTACAAGCTCGCCACCGGCGCGATCGTGGGCCTCGCCGCAGGCGAGGAGATCCAGGTGGCCGACCCGAAGCGCCCCAATACCTCCTTCGACCCCTTCTTTCTGGCGATCACCCGGCAGATCGGCATCGCCCTGGGGATCCCCTACGAGGTCCTCATCAAGCACTTCACCGCGAGCTACAGCGCGGCGCGGGCCGCCCTGCTGGATGCCTGGAAGCACTTCACGACCTGGCGCACCTGGCTTGTCGGCACCTTCTACCAGCCCGTCTACGAGATCTTCCTCTACGAGGCGATCGCCCAGGGGCGCATCGCGGCCCCCGGATTTTTCGCCGATCCGCTCGTGCGCCTGGCCTACAGCGGGGCGCGCTGGATCGGGCCCTCGCCCGGGCAGATCAACCCCACCGACGAGGTCAACGCGGCCGAGAAGCGCCTCTCGCTCGCCATCAGCACGCGGGCCGAGGAGACGGCGGCGCTCACCGGCGGGGACTTCGAGGGCAACCTCCGGCAGATCCGCAAGGAGAAGAAGGCCCTCGAGGAGGCCGGGATCCCCTGGGGCCCGGCAGCGAAGGCGGCCGCGGCGCCGGCCGAAAGGGACGAGGACGTCGAGGAGAGGAAACGCAGGGAAATGGAGGAGGCATCATGAAGATCCTCGACATCGTGACCAGCCCCTGGGCCATCATGCCCGATAGGCTCATCGAGATCCAGGAGATCTACATGACCCATCTGCGGGGCGAGAAGATCGACCTGGCGGGCATCGAGGCGCGCCTGGGCCGCCCGCTCAACAACGAGCCGAAGCCCTACGAGGTCGAAAACGGCGTCGCGGTCCTGGCCCTCGACGGCGTCATCTCGAAGCGCATGAACATCTTCCAGAAGATCTCCGGCGGCGTCAGCTCGGAGCTTGCCCGCCGCGACTTCCTCCAGGCCATGGCGGACCCGGAGGTTCACTCGATCGTCCTCTACATCGACAGCCCCGGCGGGGCGGTGGACGGCACCCAGGAGCTCGCCCGCGAGATCTACAACGCCCGCGGCTCCGGGAAGAACCTTGTCGCCTTCTCCGACGGCCTGATGGCCTCGGCGGCCTACTGGATCGGGGCCCAGGCCCACCGCGTCTACATCTCCGGCGACACGGTCACGGTGGGCTCCGTGGGCGTCGTGGCACGCCACATCGACGTCTCGCAGATGGAGCAGCGCATGGGCGTGAAGACAACCGAGATCACGGCGGGGCGCTACAAGCGGGCCGCCAGCGAATACGAGCCACTCTCCGAGACGGGGCGCCGGACGATCCAGGAGATGCTCGACCACATCTACGGGATCTTCCTCGCGGACGTGGCGAAGGCCCGGCCGCAGCTTTCCCTTGAGCCCGTAAAGTCGGGCAAGGAGGAGAGTATCCCCTGGGCCGACGGGCGGCTCTTTCTGGGCTCACAGGCAATCGATGCCGGACTGGTGGACGGTGTGGCCACCCTGGCCGATCTCATAGCAAGTCTATCCGATGACCCTTCCCGATACCTCGCCAGGGCGGCGTGGATCCGGGCACAACACGACAGGAGGTAACCATGAAAAAGGACGAATTCACGGCCGAGACCTTCAAGGCCGCCTTTCCCGAGATCCACGAGGAGATCTACCGCGCGGGGTTCCACGCGGGAGCTTCCGAGGGGATCAAGGAGGGCCATGAGAAGGGCCTCGCAGCCGGCGCGGATGCCGAGCGCGAACGGATCCGGGGGGTCGAGAAGATTGCCGTCCCCGGCCACGAAGCGCTCATCGGCGAGTTGAAGTTCGACGGCAAGACGACTGGCCCCGAGGCCGCGGTGAAGGTGCTCGAGGCCGAGGCGGCCCTGCGCAAGACGAAGCAGGAGAGCTTCGTCGCCGACGCGCCGAAACCGGCCACGGTGGCCGAGGCGCCTGCCGACAGGAAGCCGGACGTCGAAGCCGAGGAGGAGAAGCTCCCGCTCGAGCAAAAGGCGAAGAACCGCTGGGACCGCAGCCCTGAGCTGCGCGATGAATTCTTCATGGGCGGGTTCAAGTCCTACCTCGCCTACCTGAAGAACGAGAAGAACGTCCGGATCTTCGAGAAGAAGTAGATCCGCAAACATCATCTGCCAGGAGGTACTGAA